ATGATCTTGTTGAAGATATGGTATATAGCGACATAAACGGTGTATTTTAATTGTATGGCCAAGAAACGACGCAAAAGTAAGCCAAAACTTTTACCAAAAAGAAAAAAATACAAAGAGTCTACTTCTAGGAATTTTAAAGATCCTAAATATGTAGAGTGGAAAAAAGCTGTTAAAACTAGAGATAATTATACATGCCAATGGCCGGGATGTTTAAAACGATCTAGATTGCAAGTTCATCATATTAAAACTTGGGCAAAGTATCCACATCTCAGATTTACTGTAGGAAATGGCGTTACACTTTGCAAGTTTCATCATGATTCTATAAAAAATAAAGAAGAGATATACGAAAGTTTTTTTCTAAAATTACTAGAGTGGCAAATGCTTGAGAAAATCAAGAAATATTCTCGTTTTAGAAGAAAAGACGATTAACATGATTTATACGGAAAATTTATTATGTCGCGAAAAAACGAGGAACAAAATGAAAATTTTGTTTGACTTGCGGCCCATTTAGGAATCAACTATGGAAAAATTTTACATAGTTAGAGACACTAGAGAAAAAAAAGAACACGGCTGGCATTTTGAAGAAGATGCTTATTGCGCTGGCATGGAAGTCGATAAAGTCCAGTTTGGAGACTACTGTATAAAGGGTCTTGAAAGCTTTTTTGTAATAGAAAGAAAAATGGGCGTAGATGAATTTGCTCATAATTGCGTAGAAACAAGATTCAAGCGATTGATGGATAATCTTATTAAAAATTGCAAGCATATATATTTAATATTTGAATTTAATCCAGAAGATGTTAACGATTATCCTAGTTCTTCAAAAGCACCAGCAGAGGTTAAAAAAAGATTAAAAGTAACATCGAAATTTATAAGAATGCATATTCATGCCTTAAGGCAAAGAGGTGTCCATATATTGTTTTGTGGAGACAAAATGAAAGCAGAAAAAATCGCATACAGATTGTTAAAGAAAGCATATGAAATTCGATGTAAACTCGCCAGATAATGCATGGCTTAATCTTGTAGAGCAAGATGTTCAAAGCATAGAAAATCCGCTGCTCAACTTAACAGAAGAGCAAAAGATCAATATACATCTTTACATTATCTCTGTTTTTAGAAATCCAAAATATTTTGCGTGGACATGCAAGGTTCTTTTTAACATAGAGCTGCATCCACAACAAGTCGTTATTCTTCAAGAGCTTTGGAATAGAAATTTCCCTATCTACATAGCAAGTCGTGGATATGGCAAAAGTTTTCTTCTTGCTATTTATTGCACGCTTAAATGTTTACTGGTTCCAGATTCTAAAATAGTTATTTGCGGAGCCGCATTTAGACAGTCAAAAATTATTTTTGATTATATGGATACTATTTGGAAAAATGCACCATTATATAGGTCTGTATGTTCTGATTCTAGCGGTCCATCGCGAGATGTTGACCGATGTACAATGCGAATTAATACTAGTTGGACAACGGCTATTCCAATTGGAACTGGAGATAAAATTAGAGGTTTGCGCGCGCATACTGTTATTGCCGATGAGTTCAATTCTATTCCTGTTGAAATTTTTGAAACAGTTATTCAAGGATTTGCTTCGGTTTCAAAAGATCCTATTAAAAATGTAAAACTAAAGGCAAAAAGAGCTAGACTAAAAGAGTCTGGAGATTGGAAGGATCAAGATGAACATATTTACAATAAAAGAACTTCTAATCAAATAATCTTGGCTGGAACTGCTGGGTACGATTTTGAGCCTTTTGCACAATATTGGAAACGTCAAAGACAAATGATTACTGGTCGAGGAGAAGAAGGGCTAGAAATATCCGATGATTTAAAATCTTTGCCAAAGAAGGCTCTTTCTATAGTTAGAATTCCATACGATCTTGTTCCTTTAGGATTTATGGATGAAGATATTATGGCGCGAGCAAAAGCTACTACGCATTCTGGAACATTTGCGATGGAATACGGGGCTTCTTTTGCAAAAGATAGCCAAGGGTTTTTTAAAAAAACACTTATAGAGTCTTGCGTTGCTTCTGATAACAATGTAATGTCTGCTAATTGGCCAGCTTGGTGTCCAATGCCATTTTCTCCAATAACTAGCGGAAATCAAAGCTTAAAGTATGTATATGGAATTGACCCAGCTTCTGAAGTTGATAATTTTGCCATTACTGTTTTAGAAGTACATGAAAATCATTCTAGAGTTGTTTATTGTTGGACTACAAATAGAAAAGATTGGCAGAATAGAAAAAGAATTGGAATAACAGATACCGATGATTATTATAGTTTTTGTGTTAGAAAAATAAGGGATTTAATGCTTGTATTTCCTTGCGCTAGACTAGGCATAGATTCTCAAGGCGGCGGTATACAAATTGCAGAAGGTTTACGAGATAAAGATAAAATGAAAAAAAATGAAGTAGCAGTACTTCCATTTATAGACAAGGACAGACCACAAGATACCGATTCTTTACCCGGACTTCATATAATAGAATTTATTAATTTCGCAAGTGCAGAATGGACCTCTAATGCAAATCATGGATTAAGAAAAGATATGGAAGATAAATTTTTATTATTTCCGCGTTTTGATCCAATTAGTTTAGGGCTTGTTACCGAGCAAGATAAAGTTAACTTTGAAAGACTTAAAAATCAAATTGGCGAATCAGAAGCTTTGAAATTGTACGATACTCTAGAAGACTGTACAATAGAAATTGAAGAATTAAAAGCTGAACTTGTAACTATACAGGTTACTAGAACGCCAAATGGACGAGAGAAATTCGATACCCCAGAATTTAAAATGGCTACTGGTAAAAAAGGTAGAATAAGAAAAGATAGATATAGCGCTTTATTAATTGCAAATGCTATTTCTAGAAATATTATACGAGAAGTTCCAAGGCCGATATATACAACCGCTGGAATGGCAGCTAATTATAGTAAAGAATCTAAAAATAGAGAAGATCAGCCATTATACATGGGTAGAGACGCTTTATCTAAATATAAAAACTCTTCGATCAAAGTCATCAAAAAACAATAGGTATTGGTGTATGTAATAATACCAATTAACCTGTTTTTAATTAGTATTGAGGCTTCGATAAATGGCAAAAAATAAAAACCCGATCAATAATGCGCAAGTTACAAATAAAAATCCTTCTTATATTACTTGGGATAAATCTAGCGTTGATTCAAAACAGCAGGCTTTAAAGGGTTACTGCTCTGCGTTAGAAACTTCTGTTGCAAGATATAGCGACTATCCTCCAGCTCGCACTGATTATTCTGGCCTTTCTAGCACCACAGATGGTCGCCCCGGATTTAGCGCAAGGGATTTTGATTGGTTTCGTCCCGGACAAGCTGCTCCGTGTGGAGCTAAGAACATTATTTCTTTTGCAAGATATGCCTATAGAAGAATAGGATTGATACATAATGCTATTGATTTAATGGGTGATTTTTCTTGCCAAGGAATAAATTTAGTTCATAAAAACAAAAAAATAGAGAAATTCTATAAAGAATGGTTTGAGCAAGTTAAAGGTCAGTTTGTTTCTGAGAGAATGGCTAATTTACTTTTTAGAGAAGCGAATGCGGTTATTAGAATGTATTCGGCAAAGCTCAATAAAAAGAATAGAAATAAAATGCAAAAGGCTGTTGGAGAAGCCGAGCTTAAAGTTGAAAAAGATGGAGTATTTGAAAAATATGAAATACCTTGGAAATATACATTCTTAGATACTCTTCTTGTTGATTATGCAACCGGCTCTTTTTCTTCGGTTTCCAAAAAGAAAGCTTTAGTTTTAAAAATTCCAGACTCTATTCAAAGAGACGTTAAGGCTTTGCAAGAAAAAGTCAAACAGGCTGATGGTGCAGTTTATCAAGAAATACTTGATAATCTATCTCCAGATATATTAAATGCTTCTAATGCAGGAAAGCCAATACTACTTCCTCCAGATAAAACATATTTATTGCACTACAAAAAAGACGACTGGCAACCTTGGGCTGATCCAATTTTATATTCGGCGTTCGAGCCTTTAAATTTATATCAAAGACTACAACTTGCAGATAAAGCCGCTCTTGATGGAGCTATTTCTAAAGTAAGAATCTGGAAAGTCGGTAATATTGAAGCCGAGCTATTTCCAGACTCTAATACCACAGCTCTTCTTGCCGATATATTGGGCGCCAATGTTGGAGGCGGAACTTTCGATATAGTTTGGGGTCCAGATATTGAATTGCTTGAAACAAATTCTGATGTTCAATCTTTCTTGGGCGAAGAAAAATACAAGCCAACATTGATGGCTATTTATGCGACTCTCGGCATACCCCCAACATTGACCGGAACATTTGGTGCAAACGGAACTACCAATAATTATATTTCATTAAAAACTCTTACAGAAAGACTTAACTATGTAAGATCTATAATAATTGATTTTTGGAAAGAGCAAATAAAAATTGTTCAAAAATCGATGGGATTTAAAACTCCTGCCGAAATAGAGTTTGATTTTATGTCTTTGGACGATCCAACTTCTATGGCCCAGCTTTTACTTAATTTGGCCGATAGAAATATAGTAAGCAATGAGTTTGTACGCAAAAATGTCAAGGCAAATCCAGAAATAGAAGATTATAGAATTCTTGAAGAAAGTCAATTTAGATATAAAAATGATATGGAAAAAATTAGCCCTTATCATAAGGCGGATAAAGAACACGAATTATCTAAGATTGCTTTACAGTTGGGTATTGTTGCTCCTTCTGAAGTTGGTCTTGAACTAGAGCCTAAAGGAAAAGATAAAGGTCTTTTGGAGATTCAACAAAATCAATTGGGCGGAGGCAAGTCTTTACCTTCTGGTAGTACAGTTGCTCCAAAGCCAGTTGGTCTTCCGGGTAGACCTAAAAACTCAAACGATAAAACAAAAAGAAAAGAAAAAACATTTAGTCCCAAAACAAAGGCATCTTATGTCTTGTGGGCGAAACAAGCTCAGGATATTATTTCTGAAATAATTAATCCGGCAATTTTAGATGGCTTTGGCAAAGCTACATTAAGAAGTTTAACAAATTTAGAGTTTGATGAGCTAGAGCGATTAAAATTTGAAATTTTGTGTAATCTACAAATAGACGAACCTCTAACACAAGAAAATGTTAGCAAGGCCGCAACCAAAGAATTACATAGCATTCATTTAGAGTTTAAGTCTTGGTTGAAAGACGCTGAATCTACTGTTGGTAAATTAAGCGTTGATCAAGTAAGAGACTTAAGAGCTGAATATTATGCTTATTTTAAATTAATGAAAGGCTAATATGAAAATATATACACAAGAAATTTTAGACGGTCTTTCTGAAAAAATACAAGACAGCGGTTCTATAGCTTTTGAAATGGACATTTTACACGAATCTGATGTAGAATCTCAAGATAAGCTTAATAAATGCATTGCTTCTTTGACGCAAGATGATTATGGCTTGGTTTGGTCGATACTAGTAAGTACGACACACAATAAGAATGATGATTATTTTGGCAAAGATGAAGTATGGGCCGCTAAAGAAACACCAATAAATAAACCATGCAATATAGATCATAATGAAAATGATATTGTTGGCCATATTCATTCGTGTTTTCCAGTGGATACAGAATATAATCCAATTCCTTTGGATACTGAAACTGAAAATTTACCTGATCTATATCATTTATTGGTTTCTTCCGTTGTTTATAATCAATGGAGCAAGCCAGAAAATCAAGACAGGGTTTCAAACCTTATGAAAGAAATAGCTAATGGAGAGAGAAAGGTTTCGATGGAGTGTATTTTTAAGGGATTTGATTATGCTGTTGTAGCTCCTGACAATAAATTTCACGTTGTTCAAAGAAATGAGTCAAATGCCTTCCTTACAAAGCATCTTAGGGCATATGGCGGTACAGGAGAATATCAAAATCATAAGGTGTTTAGATATTTGAGAAATCTATCATTTAGCGGCAAAGGCTTTGTTTTAAAACCAGCAAATCCTTAC